AATGGCAACTATAGACCAATTTAAAGCACAACTTATCGGTGGAGGCCCACGTGCTAACCGATTTAAAGTTTTTATACCAAGAGCTGGTAATAAGATTGAGTTCTTATGTAAAGCTGCTAATATCCCTGCGGGAACGTTGGGAGAAGTGGTAGTTCCTTTCAGAGGACACAACCTTAAACTTGCTGGAGAAAGAACTTTCGAAGATTGGCAGATTACAGTTATCAACGATGTTGAGTTCTCAGTAAGAAGTGGTCTAGAAGCATGGCAGGAAGAAATTCAAGCTATGGATAGTGGAGTAGGTTCAACATCTACAGATTATCTTATATCTAGAGCATTCGTAGAACAACTAAACAAAGATGACTCAGTCCTTGCGAGATACGAGTTTTTCAACATGTTCCCAAAAAATATTGGTGCAATCGAATTATCTTACGATACTGTTGATGCATTAGAGGAATTTACTGTTGACTTTACTTTCTCTCACTGGGAAAGAGTTCAGTAGTCTTTAAAGTGAAGAATTACCACACATTTTGGTGGTATAAATATTAGTATGGAAATTTTAGGGTTTGAAATAAATCGTAAGAAAGACGATTTAAGAACGATAGAAGACAAGAATCAAAAGTCTTTTGTCCCACCAGTTGATGATGACGGGACACCCGTCATTGAACAACAGAGTGGTTTTGTATCGGGAGCAGCCTACGGGTCGTTTGTCGATATGGAAGGCGGTGTCAAGAATGAGGCAGAACTTATTCGAAGATACCGAGAAACGTCTTTGGTGCCAGAGTGTGACTCTGCAATCGAAGACATAGTTAATGAGTGTATCACATCTGACACATCAGATAAGATAGTATCACTCGACCTCAGAGACGTTAAACTCTCTGATAGTATCAAGAAAAAGATACAAGAAGAGTTTAATCACATCTTATCTCTAATGAAGTTCAATCAGAACTCTCATGAATTGTTCAGAAAATGGTATGTTGATGGAAGAATTTACTTCCATAAAGTCGTTGACTCAAAAAGACCTAAATTAGGTCTAGTTGACTTAAGAAATGTTGACCCGATTAAAATTAAGAAGGTCAGAAACATTGAGAAGAAAAAGGGTGCCGACAAAATTGATAGAATTTCTAAAATAGAAGAGTTCTATCTCTTTAACGACAAAGGATTTGATAAATCCACTGCAACAGAAGGACATGTTGTAAGAATTGCACCTGAAGCTGTATGTTATACAACTTCGGGATTACTTGACTACACTAAGAACGTAGTCATTGGGTATCTGCACAAAGCATTGAAGACTGCAAATCAGTTATCAATGTTGGAAGATGCACTTGTTATTTACAGAATATCACGTGCTCCCGAAAGAAGAATTTTCTACATTGACGTAGGAAACCTTCCAAAAGCAAAAGCAGAACAGTATCTTGCAGACGTTATGAACCGATATAAGAACAAATTGGTTTACAATGCAGATACAGGGGAAATCAAAGACGATAGAAAACATATGAGTATGTTAGAAGATTTTTGGTTGCCTCGTAGAGAAGGTGGTAGAGGAACAGAAATTACTACACTGCCTGGTGGACAGAACTTAGATGATATTGCAGATATAGAATACTTTAAGAAGAAACTATATCAATCACTAAACGTCCCTGCCTCTAGAATGGAAGCAGACAATGGATTCAATATGGGTCGTGCGTCTGAAATTTCTAGAGACGAACTTAAATTTAATAAGTTCACAAACAGACTTCAGAAGAAGTTTGCAAGAGTTTTTACTGATATTCTTAAGACTCAATTGGTTCTTAAGGAAATCACAACTGGAGATGAATTTGATAATATCAAAGATTTTCTTCAGTATGACTTTGCAACCGACAACCATTTTACAGAGTTGAAAGATGCAGAGATAATAAGAGAGAGATTAGATACTCTCTCAAATATTTCCGACTATGTTGGAGAGTATTTTTCTAAGGAATATGTTAGAAAATACATTCTAAGACAGACGGAAGAAGACATTAAATTAATAGACTCACAAATCTCAAAAGAAGGAGATAGTGGTGAGGACAATGAAGGAAGTGATAGTAATGACTTCGGAGGATTTTAAAAATGAGTAGTGAAATTGCAAAAGAAATAGTAGACTCAATTGAGAGTGGTAAGTTGGATACTGCAAAAGACCAAGTATTTACTGGTATTAAACAGAAATCTGCAGAAGCTATCGATATGAAAAGAGTTGAAATGCAAGTGGATTGGATGGATAAAGTTAACGAACCAACTGGTGAAGTAGAATAACTGATGAAATCCTTTGCAGAAATCACTGTTGAGTTAAACGAAGCAAAGTTTAAATTGCCTCGTGGACATAAAGAACTCAAAAGAGATGTTGTAAAAATAGGTGGTAAGGATATAGTAATCACTTACACTGAATATCGAGGTAAAGTCCACGTCTATGTAGACGGACAAAGTTTCGGTGGTGCAATATATAAAGATTTAAAATCTGCTGAGAAAGAAATGAAATCCATGAAGGAAGTTATTAAAACAATGTCAGAAGAAGAAAATATAGACATAGAGGAAATTTTCAATGAAATTAATATCAGAGTTTAATAATTACAGTGTTTCTCCAATCATAATTGAGGAGAACGACAAAGGACAAAAAGAATACTTCATTGAAGGTGTCTTTATGCAAGCCGAAATCAAAAACAGAAACGGCCGTGTATACCCTAAAGAGGTTATGCAGAAAGAAGTAAAAAGATACAACAAAGAATTCGTAGAACAAGATAGAGCATTCGGTGAGTTAGGTCACCCTGAAGGCCCTACAATTAATTTAGACAAAGTTTCACATATGATTACCAAACTAGAAGAAGATGGTAATAACTATGTGGGACGTGCAAAGATTTTAAGCACCCCCAATGGTCAAATCGTAAGAAATTTGATTGATGATGGTGCTAAATTGGGAGTATCATCTCGTGGACTTGGTTCACTAGAACAAAAAGGTGGTGCTCAATATGTAAAAGATGACTTTCAACTTGCTACAGCAGGTGACATTGTTGCAGACCCGTCTGCACCCGAAGCTTTCGTTAACGGAATCATGGAAGGTGTAGAGTGGATTTATCAACATGGTAGACTTACTGCTCAAGAAATTGATGAGATGCATACCGAAATTAAGACGGGAAAATCACATAAATTGGAAGAAATCACTATAAAATCATGGAAAAGGTTCGTTGAGAGTCTTTAACATATAAATAAAAAAGTAAACTCAAACAGGAGAAAAACATGGCAGAGTTAGAAACAAACCTAGATACAGTCGAAGAGACTGTAGATGCATTGGAGGAAGGTCAACAACCTAACGCTAAAGCAGAAGATGGTGACAAGAAGCCAGTAAAACAAGGGTCATCCGACGCTGAGAAAATCGAAAGCGGAAAGGGTGATGTCGTCAAACCTGAAGAAAATCCTGTTGACAAAGCTGTTGCATCAGTAAAATCAGCTGAAACAGCACCTTCTAACGAAGGTGATGCTCAGAAGAAAGGTGCATCAAAACCTGAAAAGGGTGATAAACTCAAAGAAGGTGAAGAAGATTCTAAGAAAGATGTTGCTACAACATCTAAAATGGAGAACATTAAAGCTATCGTCAACAATATGAAGGAAATGACTAAAGAAGAACTTCAAAAAACTTTTGGTGAAATATCAGAAGACGAAGTTGACGAGACCTTGACTAAAGCAGAAGTCGCTAGAAAAATCGTTGAAACACTAAAAACTATGGACGAAGCACAAGTTGCTAAGTTCGTTGAGAAGTATGAAGACGAAGAAGAAGAAGAGAAAGAAGAATCAGTCAAAGAAGAATCTGTTGACGAAGAAACTTCTGCAGAACTCGAATCTTCATTGGTAGAGATAGAAGTAGAAGACGACCTATCTGCAATCTCAGAAGCACTTGACCTTTCAGAAGAAAATCAAGAAAAAGCTAAAACAATCTTCAAAGCTGCAGTGACTTCAAAAGTTGCTGAAATCAAAGAAGAACTTGAGTCTCAATACTCAGAAGAATTAAAAACCTCAGTAGAGAAAGTTAAAGGTGACCTCGCGGAAGCAGTTGACAAGTATCTTACTTATTGTGCAGATGAATGGACGAAAGAAAATGAACTTGCTATAGAAAGAGGTTTGAGGTCTGAGATGACTGAAAACTTTATCGAAGGATTGAAAACATTGTTCGTAGAACATTATGTTGACGTTCCTGAAGATAAGTATAACGTTATCGATGAACTCGCAAATCGTCTCGATGAGATGGAAGAAAAACTTGACAACGAAGTGTCTAAAAACATGGAAATTGTTGAGGAAAACGACCAACTTAAGAGAAGTGACGTGATAAGAGAAGCCTGTAAAGACTTATCTGAATCACAAAAAGAGAAAATGGAATCATTATCAAATGGTGTAGACTTTAAAGATATCGAAGACTTTAGTGATAAAGTTCAAGAAATCAAAGAAGCTTACTTCCCAGTTGAAGGTGAATCCATCTCTGAAGACACTATAGTTGAAGAAGGAACTGGAGAAATCTCAGAAGAGAAAGAACCTGTTCTAGAACCTTCAATTGCTAGATATTCAGAGGCATTATCAAAACTTAAACCATTAGGTTAATTTAAAGGAGATTAAAAACAATGTTTTTATCAGAAAACTTACAAGATAAGTGGTCGCCGATTCTAGAACACTCCGATTTACCAAAAATCGAAGATAACTACAAACGTGCAGTCACAGCTGTTATCCTTGAAAACCAAGAAAAAGCTCTAAACGAAGACAGAGCTACTCTTGCAGAAGCAGCACCTTTAAATTCCACAGGCACAGGAATTTCTAACTGGGATCCAATCTTGATTTCATTAGTAAGACGTGCTATGCCAAATCTCGTTGCATACGACATTTGCGGTGTTCAACCAATGACCGGCCCAACTGGACTTATCTTTGCTATGAAAGCAAGATATAACGATGACGTTGACGCTGATAGACTGAATACATCAGAAGCTTTACATAACGAAGCTAGAACTGATTACTCAGCATCTGCTCAAACAACATCAACTTCAGTAGGAAGCGACCACTCAGGAGACCCATTCAATGGTTCTTATGCGTCACAGACTTCTACAGGTATGTCTACAGCTTCAGCAGAATCACTAGGTGATGGTGCTGGAAACCATTTTGCTGAAATGGCATTCTCAATCGAGAAAGCTACAGTGACAGCAAAGTCAAGAGCACTAAAAGCGGAATATTCATTAGAACTTGCACAAGACCTTAAAGCAATCCACGGCCTTGATGCAGAATCAGAACTTGCAAATATATTATCATCAGAAATATTAGCAGAAATCAACAGAGAAGTTGTAAGAAGTGTTAACAACCAAGCTAAAACAGGTGCGTCAGCAACTGCAGTTAGTGGAACATTTAACTTAGACGTTGATGCTAACGGAAGATGGTCTGTAGAAAAGTTCAAAGGACTATTGTTCCAAATCGAAAGAGAATCAAATGTTATTGCTAAAGAAACACGTAGAGGTAAAGGAAACTTTATTCTATGTTCTTCAGACGTAGCTTCTGCTCTTTCAATGGCAGGTGTATTAGATTACGCTCCTGCTTTATCAACTAACTTAAACGTAGACGACACAGGTAATACTTTTGCTGGTGTATTAAACGGAAGAGTTAAAGTATACGTTGACCCATATGCTGGTTCAGACTACTTAACAGTTGGTTATAGAGGTTCAAATCCTTATGACGCTGGTTTATTCTACTGTCCTTACGTCCCATTACAAATGGTTCGTGCGGTTGGTGAGAATACGTTCCAACCAAAAATCGGTTTCAAAACTAGATATGGTATGGTATCAAATCCTTTTGTTGGTTCAACACCTTCAGACGGACTTGCTTCAGCAGGAACAAACCAATACTACAGAAAATTTGCAGTGTCAAACATTCTGTAAGACGAAAGTCTCATTCCTTAATTGGAATACTAAAAAGGTCTCTTACGAGACCTTTTTTTTTGTTTAGTGACTTCAATCGTTCAATGTCTAGGGAACACCCT